AGGCGAGATGACGATCTTTCTCCTCTCGACTAACCCGGAGGTGAATGCTTATGAAAACAAAGTCGTCGTCGACTCCTGGAACAACATCAAAAAATACAAAGACGTCCATGGAGCCTTCTTTATATTTGACGAACAGAAAGTCGTGGGCAGTGGTGTCTGGGTTAAGACTTTCCTTAACATCACGAGGAAAAACGAGTGGATCTTACTCTCCGCAACCCCGGGAGACACCTGGACTGATTACACTCCTGTGTTCGTCGCCAACGGTTTCTACAAAAACAAAACCGAATTCACAAGGGAGCATATCGTTTATAGTCGATTCACAAAGTATCCCAAAATTGATCGTTATATAGGGACTGGGAAACTTATTCGACTGCGGAATTCTATTTTAGTGGATATGAATTTTACACGACATACTGTTTCGCATCATGAAGATGTTTATGTTCGATATGATATCGACAAGTATAAGGACGCTGGTAAAAATCGATGGGACCCGTATAAAAACGAGCCGATCAAAGATGCCAGTGGTCTTTGCTATGTCTGGAGGCGGATCGTCAACAGCGATGAGTCTCGCCAGGTGGCAGTCTTGGAACTCTTTGAGAAGCACCCGAAGATGATTGTCTTCTATAACTTCAATTATGAGTTGGATATTTTGAAGGAGGTATTCGGTGGAATCCAAGGTGTTGAAGTGGCGGAGTGGAACGGGCACAAACACCAACCCACTCCTTGCGGTAAAAATTGGGTCTACCTGGTACAATATACCGCCGGAGCCGAAGGATGGAACTGTATTACTACTGACACCATCGTCTTCTACTCCCAAAACTACTCCTACAAGATCATGCAACAATCTGCCGGGCGAATTGACAGACTGAATACACCATTTACTGACCTTTACTATTACCATCTGAAAAGCCGGTCTGGAATCGATTTGGCAATCAGTCGAGCTTTGCGAGAGAAACGAAACTTTAGCGAGCGTAAATATGTGGAAGGGAGGGCATGAAGTGTTCGACGACTTAGATGCCACGATGGAACGGCTTGCGCAGATCTGGAATGATATTTGTCTTACGGTAGAGGAAGCTGCTGAAGCTATCACATCGGCATTCAGCGCAATCAGCGACCTTCAAGAGCTCGCCTATACAAAAGAAAGCATTCCGCCTAAGAAGTATGGGACCAGGAAGAAGAAAGACCATTTGTTCCGAGCTCAGGCGAAGTGTATGTATCAGGCGGATCGGAAGCTGAAGAAACATCAGCCGTATTACAGACGAATGTACTGAAAGGGGCGAAACCAATGGAAGAAACCTATAAAGAAGTCTATTTCGGTCAGTATTGCAAAACCTGTAAGCACGAGAAGGATGACGAGAGTGACGTCAATTCTCCCTGCTACGATTGCCTGGCCGAGCCTGCGAATGTATATACACATAAGCCCGTGAAGTACGAAGAAGATTCGGAGAAAAGGAGAAAGAAGAAATGAGTATCCAGTACGATCAGTATTTGACTCAGCATAAGGCCAACGTGAAAAAAGGGTTTGAATGGATTCGTGATAGCCTTCCAGAACTGGTGATCGGCGATTATGATTATGAATGGCAGATCGGAATGGCTCACGACGAGTCCAAGACGCAACCAGACGAATACGACGCTTATGACGCCTATTTCTATGGCGGAAATCGATCTTTTGCGGTCACTCAAGCTTTCAATAAAGCCTGGTTGTTACATATTCATCGTAATCCCCATCACTGGCAACATTGGATCTTGATCAATGATGAACCAAACGAAGGCGAGGTTCTCATCGAGATGCCATACAATTATATTCTTGAGATGATCTGCGACTGGTGGGCGTTTAGCTGGGCGAAAGGCGATCTGACCGAGATCTTCAAGTGGTATGACGAGCATAAGGACCATATAAAGCTTAACAAAAAATCTCATGCCACTGTCGAGCATATCCTCGAACAAATTAAAAGTAAATTGGAGGAGAAAGAAGAATGAACAGTTCTGGCGCGGTTATCGTTAGTTGGGATTTCTCGCATGATCGAGATAAACATGTTCTGCTCGTCGGTAAGCAAGAGAACGGTTTGGTCGAGGTGATCAATGCATTCCAAGGCGAGGAGGCTCATGCGATTTACGATCGTCTCGCGACGGTGAAAAAGAAATGAAAATCCTTCTAGATCTCTGGTTTGGCATGTTTATTATTGCGTCAGTTGCTACGGCTTTTGCAATATTAGCGGACGGCCTTTCGTGTAAAAAGGAGATACGGACGATGAGTAGGTTTGAAAGATTTTTAAAAAGCGCGCTGAATCGTGGGTATGATATTTCGGTCATAGCAGACAACAGGCAAGGGCAGATGGTTTTTCGTGTGAAGAAGGGAACCCATATACTGACAAAAGCCTGCCCATTAAATGACTATCCTTTTAGCTCGTCGGTTCATGGATGGGACTTCTGGATCGTCGATAATCTTGAAAAGTTGGTTACCGATCTTGAGGTGGAGATCGCTTTGGAAAACGGGAAGGAGGAGGAAACGGAATGAAACTCGATGTGAGGCCGTATTGCGACTGCTGTCCAGAATTCACTCCGGAAGTGGAGTTTGGTGAAAGGTTATACGGCGGCGGAGAGGTTTTTACAATGGGCGAGACGACCGTTCGCTGTCTGTATCGCAAACGCTGTGAGAACATGGTGAGATATTTACAAAAGCAAATGGAGAAACCCAAAGATTAACATTAGCCTTAAGGCTAGGAAAAAGAAAAGGAGAAACACTATGTCTATGACTGATTGGGCCGAGAACGAGGTAAGGATCGCTTGTGAGCGTGAGAGATCCGCATCCAAGACTCCCGAGGGCGAATGGGATTATGGCTGCGCTTGTTACGAGAGCGCTTTGAAGGCCTATAAATGCCTCATGGAAGACGGTCACAGCGGTATGAGCTTTTCTATCACGAGGCAGATCCTGAATCGTTTGATGAGAGGCCAGCCATTAACTCCGATCGAGGACACAGAGGACGTTTGGAACTTCATCTGTGTGAATGAAGATGGCTCCGAAGGCTATCAGTGTAAACGGATGAGCTCGCTGTTCAGAGACGTTTATCCGGACGGAACCGTCAAGTACAAGGACGTCGATCGGTACTATGTAACTTATGCCGAAAATTCGAATACCACTTGGAAGAACGGGTTCGTCATGCGGATCATTGATGAGCTGTTTCCGATCACTATGCCCTATATTCCTGGGGAGCCAATTAAGGTCATATGTGAGGAGTTCCTAGTTTACCCCAAGAATGGCGATTACGATACGGTCGGTATTCTCTATGCTATGAAGGACGGCGAAAAGACCGCGATCAATCGATTCCTCGCTGAGAAAGGCGGAAAAATGGTTGAAATCCAGGAGACCGAGTATCAGAAACGAAAACTGAAGGCCAAAGGTTGGGAAGAGACAATGGAGTGAAGGAGAAACATTATGGCAGAGTATAAAGGCATGAAGATGACCATCGAGCACGAACTCAGACTCTGTGAGGTCGATGGGAAGCTTGGATATTTTCATACCTGGGAGCAATGGTCGAATGTCGTTGACGCCAGTCCGTTGAGAGGCGGTCATCCTGGTGGGGTTGTGGCCCAGGTTTACGGCATCGTGGAGTTTAAGGACCGGGTCGAACGTGTCAGTCCGAACCGAATCAAGTTCTGCGATGAGATCAATGCCGTGCTCACGAGCATGACGGAAATGTTCGAGAAGGTGGAGGACTTGGAGGGAGTAAACAATGAATCTACTTGATCCGAAGGCTTTGAAAGAGTTTCCGGGCGTTTCTTTTGATGCGGAAAAGATTCCAGATTGTGTTAGAAGCATCACTCCGAAACTCTCCGCCAGCGCAGAATTCAGCATGGAAGCTGAAATCGATGGCGATATGCTCGCGAAGCTTCTTGGTTTCCCCATGGCGGCAGGGAAAAACTTTACCGTGGAGTATAGCGAGCCCATTTTGGTCCAGGCCAGGCGTCATCATAAAAAGCGTATCAATAAGAAATGGCGCAAAAGGTATGGGTATAAAACGATCTTCCGGAAGAAACAGCTGACGGATTGCGTCGTGAAGTTTGAAGGTTCTGGAGACATGCTAAGCGTGTCCGGACGAGAGTTATTTGGGATTTAGGAGGTAAGCTCAATGCTTGAAAAATTGCTGAAGGAGCTCGGGGAGAAGGGCTATGAGGTCTCTTGGCGATATAACGTGACGATGAACTGTATTGATATTCGTCTGGAGAGACGATTCAATAAGCAGTGGTACAAGCTCAACCGAATGGTTACATTCGCCGAAATGCGCGATATCTCCGGAGGTCAGCCAGGGTTTGAGTTTGCTATGACTCAGATCTTGCGATGGTCGGTCAATAAGATAGAAGAGGAACTGGGAGGAGAAAACGATGAATGACTTTCATAAAAGACTAGCTCAAACGATTCGAGACGTGGGAGAGGAGCTGATCGAGCAAGCGGAGGACATCTCTGGCACGAATCCGATGCTGTCCAGAATAACAATCACAATCGATTTTGATCCCGACTTCAACATGCTTAGTCCGACCATTGAAGTTAATAAAGCATATCTCTGTAAACGAGCGATCGATCGGTTAAGAAAAGGAGAAACCAATGCTTGACCATATTCGTCGGTGGAACATCTGGCGAAAACATTGTTTGAACGGGCCGATCCATAAGATCCTGGTCCTATTTGGCGTGATCAAATCTCCGACGATGGCGTTTGTAATGTTGCCGGAGGAATGGGATAGGATCTGGGATGCAATGAAAGGAGAAAACGATGAAAATCGTTGATTACGAGACTTTCGTTCGTATGCCAGCTGGCACGATATTTGCTCCGTGGGAACCGTGTATTATGAGGGGCGATGCAGAAATCAAGATCGATGGCGGCCATGAGGAGCTTATTGCATCGGGTGGGGCGCTGAAAAAGATCTGGTACTTTAATGGGACTTGTCCAATTCTTCCGCAACCAGTTGAAGGAGAAGGATTCGATTTTGGTGAGGTCAAGTCCGAGTTCTTTTACTACGACGGAGATTTCAATGATGCAAGCGAATTTAAGATGTTCTTGATCTTTGAAGAAAAGGACATCGACAACATGATCAAGGTTCTCCGGTGGGCGAAAGACGGCTGTCCAGGAGATGATTCGAATGGGATGCTGAAAGGTGAAAATGATGGAAATCAATAAAGACTCTGTATGTCTTCGCTGTGTACATCTTAAAACAATTAGCGTAGAAGATTGGTACAGTATCGATCGAACCATAGTCCTTGTTGATTGCGAAGAAGAAGTCTATGCATTTCCATTTCAAACCAATTATCCTTGCGCTTATTTTAAGAAAGGAGAAAACGATGAAAATTACTATCGGAGAACTGATTGAAAAGAAGGAGAAACAAATGAGCAAAAGTGAATATGCTCTAAAAACTCATCCGGACACTTATTGTAAAGATCGAGAAGATTACATACGTATCGCTTTGGCAATCGAGACACTCGCGTATCACGATATGAATTTACTTAATCACGAGTTGGCAGTCGATAATGCGGCAAGAAGTCGAGTGATTCAAGAACTACTCATGGAGTATTTGAAAGGAGAAACTCAAAATGCTGAAACTTGAAAACACCGAGGTTCTGGGTTGGGAGCATGCGATCCGTGGGATGCGAAATCCGATGAACTCTTGGGAGAAGAGTGATAGCGGATATGAGTGCATTGATTATAGTCCAAGTGAAGACCGAGATATTTACGGATATGCGATCGGTCCAAACGACCTCGACCTGATGAAACGGCTGCGGAATGCTGGGACGGATCATAGGAAGTTCATGCGGATGATTACCGTGTATGTGGATCTGACGGCTCCGCTGTACTGGTGGAAAGAATTCGATACATATAAGGTGGGCACAGTTGCGAACTCTTGCTCGACGATGCATAAGATCGCGGCGAAGGAGTTTACACTGGAGGATTTCAGTCATGAACATTTAATTGTGGCGGGCCTTAATTCTCTTAAACGCACAATCGATGATCTAAATTCTGCTCGTGAAGGATATTTGGATGAGCGTATTAAGCAGAATCCCGAATGGCGAAAAGAAGTCTGGTGGCAGATGATCCAACTCCTCCCGAGCTCTTATAACCAGAAACGGACTGTTCAAATGAACTACGAGGTTCTGGCCAACATCTATAAGAGCCGGCGGAATCACAAGCTCGATGAGTGGCATACATTCTGCGACTGGATTGAGGGGTTGCCTTATAGTGAACTCATTACGGGTCCGGATCTTTCTAGCATTCCTATTTGCCATGAGATCATGGACGAAGCAAAAAAGAGAGCTAAAGAGGATATTGAGGATTCGGTGGATATATCCCATCTCGTCGATATTACCTGCTCGTGGGACGTTGAAGAGCTTGGTGGCGAGCGCATTTACGCGATTGGGCCAGGCTTTACTCGTGAAGACCTGACTCCGTATGAGCTTTATTTGCTGGAGAAAACGGAGAAATACGAGCGGAGAAAGAAGGAGGAGTAATCATGGAAGAAAGAAGGTCTTTTGTGACGTTTAAGGATGGACATACGGAAGAGATCTTCTATTTCGAGAAGTATGGTCTCGATACCATTCTATTTGCTACGAGATCCGGGGTTTATGTTCATAGAATTATTCGCGATATACCGGGTGTATTTGGCATTCGTGCTTCGACGACCTTCTTCAAAGTCGGTATGTCTGGGATAATTTCGGCTCTAGATGTCGAGGAATACTTCGCGATCGAGTCTATCACTCTGGACGAGCGTGTGGAGGTTTCCTATAGCCTCGACATCAAAGGAAAGGGCTCGATTATGGGAAAGGTCCTGGTGGCTCCAAATGCAGAGTTCAACGAGATCAGGAATGCGATTCTCGATGACCTGAGAGGCACGAATGCGGAAAAGACTGATCGTAACGATTCTTACATTCCAAATAAGAAGCCTGTATTCGAGAAAGACGAGCTGGTTGCGAGGGAGGAGAAGAGGCGGTTGCTCGATGGATGAGATCATCTTCTTCGTTATATTTGTCCTGGCATTCTTTGTCTTGTGCGAGATCATTGTTCGATATTTTGATAAGTAATCGGAGGTAAACCATGACAGCAAACGAATACCAAAAAGCGGCGCTTCGAACAGGGGCTCCAAAAGACCTCTATCGGGCTCCTACAGCCGTTCTATCGGCTTTGGCAAACCTGGGAGTAGTGAGCGACCCCGATGAGCAAACGTCGATTATACGGCTTCTGGAGGGCCTTATGGGGATTGCTGGTGAGGGCGGTGAGGCTTGTGACATTCTCAAGAAAGTTCTCTTCCAGGGGCATAAGCTCGATCGTGAGCACATGGCTCTGGAGCTCGGAGATATTGCATGGTATATTGCCCTCGCGGCCGATGCGATCGGATATGATCTCGATACCATTTTTCAGATGAACATCGATAAGCTTTATGCGAGGTATCCGGATGGTTTTGAGGTAGACAAGAGCGTCAATCGGAAGGCGGATGATATTTGATGAAGCGTATCATCAAGCCTGGAAAGATCCAAGACGGAACGAAGAGATTCACTTGTCTGCATTGTGGCTGCGTCTTTGACGCCGATCGCGAGGATTATGTCATTCATTTCAGTCGGAATGAGCATGTTGCTACTGCAATTTGTCCTTGCTGTAAGCGAGACGCTCATACGAGTTGGTGAGGTGTTAAGGTGGGAGGGATACCAGGGAGGAAACGGTTCTTGTGTACATATTGTCGATGCATTTTCCGTGCGGATAAAGATAGTTACATGACTCGTACGACTTGGTATGAGAGAACTTACTCGTGTAAATGCCCTCAATGCGGACGGAAAACGACATATGTCTTAGAACCGAAAAAGTAAATAGGTTACTTACTATTTTGAAAGGAGAACAAATCATGAAGGAAAAGGTGAAGGGATTCTTGAAGAAGCATAAGTATGTGATTCTCGGAACTCTTATTGGGACTGGATGTGTTTTGATCGGTTATAAAGCTGGTCAGGAGGTACAGCTCGATAGGTGGTCGAGAACGATCGCTAAGATGTGGGAACTCAATCCTGATCTGAAACCCGTAATGCTCAATACTTTCGAAGAAATGGGGAAGCGATAACCTGCAAAATGGCGGTTCAAAAGAGGGGACCTGGCTTACGCTGGGTCTCTTCTTTTTGCGAGAACGTGCGGCGAGTGAATACTTGACGCGTGATGGCAAGGCGAGAAATGGGGTCAAAAATATTCATATTTTTTATAAAAATTATTCAGATTTTTTATAAAATTTTGAGGTATTTTTGTGAGATTTTGTGTGAGTGTTTAGAAAACATTGAAAAAATGACGAAAAAGGGGTGAAAAGTGGTCCATTCGGACGTATTTTAGGCCTAAAAACTTCACGATCGTAAAGTTTGGCGTTTTTAACTTCCTATTATACGGATATTCATAATTTTTATATATTTTTATAATCGCGCGACTCAAATAAATATATATAATATTCACCCTATAGCAAGTTAAAAACGTCGATTTTCACGATCGTGAAGTTTTTACCACAAAGAAAGGATGACTTTATGAGCGAAGTAGAATGGCTAAGAAATTTCGGAAAAACTCTCTCTGAGATGCTAAAAGACGCAAGAATGACGCAACGCGAATTAGCAGACGCGACAGGATTGTCCGAAGCTGCAATCAGTAATTACGTTCATGGGAAGCAGATCCCGACCATTCGGGCAATTATAAATATCTGTTATGAGCTTTCGTGTAATACAGATGACCTGATTGATTTTGGAGAAAGGATATATTAAAAGGGGAGCGAGATGTCTACAAATAAATATTTAGATAGAGTTTTCGAAGAATTTAAAATGTACTGGCCGGCTTATGTTTCGGATATAGTCGACTACTATTTATACGATGATGATCAGCTCGTTGTCGAATTAAATACCGGCGAAAAAGTTTTATTCGACCCTATAGAAAAAACCATTCGATTCATCCGAGATGTTGAGGTCGATGAAAAGAGATGGAGATACGAATTTTCTCAGAGGCTACGTATAAAGATGCGAGCAAAAGGGATTACTCAAAGTGATCTATGTAATACGACTGGTTTGAGCCAGCCAACGATTAGTCATTATATGATGGGGAAGAGTGTTCCCAGTTTGTACACTGCCAAAAAGATCGCTGACACTTTGAGTTGCTCAGTTGACGATCTTTTGCGCTTTCCTAAATAATAATCCTAACCTTAACATTAGCTTTAATAAAATGAAAAGGAGAAACAAAAATGATTTTGATTTCGTTAGGCCTCTTGATCGTTGGAATCATCACAGCCAACGACACTTTGATCATCGCCTCCGGTCTCTTCGAGATTGCGAGCTCGATCGATAACTTTTGGTATGGATACTTTAAAAACAAAAATAAAAATCCGTAATCATTGATATTTATCCAAATATAGAATATCGGGTGTTAAAAATAGCACTAAATATGATATTTTCGGCTGATATAATTTCGCGAAAAAAACATGCTCTTTTATGGAGAGAAAAGGAAATATGTCGATTTTAATGATCGATTTATTACTTTTTCTCTCTTTTTCGTTTAAAGAAAGGAGGCTCGCTTATGGCCAGAAGTTCGAGATTAGAAAGCGGATTTCAAGATGGACTTCGCAAGGACCTGGAGAAGATGTTCCCTGGTTGCATGATCTTCAAGATGGATCAGATCCAAGGTATTCCGGATCTTCTAATTTTACACGAGGATAAGTGGGCTTCTTTGGAATGTAAGAGAAGCGCAAAAGCGAAGAAACGGCCGAACCAAGAATACTATGTTGGTCGGATGAATGAGATGTCTTTCTCCCGATTCATCTGTCCTGAGAATAAGGAGGAAGTATTGAGTGAACTTCAACAGGCACTTTCAACAGGAAGGGAAGCACGCGATTCTCAGCGCTAGTTCTTGGCGTTGGTTAAATGACGATGATGATTCGTTGATTAAAAGACTTTGCTCTCAGTATGCACAAACAATCGGAACCATATTGCATGGGATTGCTTATAAACACATCAAGTATTCGATCAAAGTAAACAAGTATGACAAGAAGAACGTCATGCTTGAGCTCTTGGCGAATGGTGTTCCTGGAATCATCTTCGATGTTCTGGACTTCGATAGGATGTTTGAAAATCTGATGGTTTATGTGAATGATAGCATCGGATTTAGAATGCATCCTGAAGTTGTGCTCTATTATACAGATAACTTTTTTGGGACTGCTGATGCGATCTCGTACAACGAAAACCAAAGGATTCTTAGGATTCATGACTATAAGAGTGGCGTAATTCCAGCTCACATTGAGCAGTTGGAAATCTACGCTGCTCTTTTTTGTTTGGAGTATCGTATCAAGCCGTCTGAAATAGCCGAGACAGAACTTCGGATTTATCAAAGCAATGAAGTTCTTTGTCACAATCCAGACCCCGATGAAATCAAGGCCGTCATCGATCGGATCGTTTATCTGGACAAATTCTTAAATCAAATAAGACAGGAGGGTTAATCCGTGAATCCCATTTTGGAGAAACCACCTTTGGATGAGCTCATGCATTATGGCGTGAAGCGTCGCTCTGGTCGCTATCCATGGGGTAGCGGAGATAATCCTTATCAGCATAGTGGTGACTTTTTAAGTCGTGTTCAAGAGCTTCGAAAGCAAGGACTCTCTGAGAAAGAGATTGTGAGCGCGATGGGTTTGGACTCCAGCACTCAGCTTCGTGTCGCATACAGCGTGGCTCGAAATGAGAGACGGCGTCTTGATGTCGCCACTGCCAAGTCTTTGCAAGAAGACGGCTTGAACCCGACCGAGATTGGAAGAAAGATGGGGATCAATGAATCCACCGTTAGATCTCTTCTGAATGAGGACGCGGCTCGTCGTATGAACCAGGCTGAGGCGACTGCTGAAGTCTTGAAGAAAGAACTCGCTGATAAACATGTCATCGACATTGGTCCTGGTGTAGAGAGAGAACTCGGAGTTTCGAGACAGAAACTTGAGGAAGCTGTCTATATGCTGGAAGCTGAAGGAGTGCTGGTCAGAGATGGTGTCGGCATTCCTACAGGACCGGGCAAGCAGACAAACGTCATGATTATTCGTGATCCCAACATCCCAGTGCGAGACATCTATCAGAACATGGACATGATCCAGTCTCTTAGAGACTATCATTCTACCGATGGCGGTAAGACTTTCGATAAGAGAGAGTATCCTGCCAGCATTGATTCTGATCGAGTTAAGATCGTGTACGGTGACGAGGGCGGAGCTGGTAAAGATGGCGTGATTGAGCTTCGTCGTGGTGTGGCCGATCTAGATCTTGGTAACTCTCACTATGCTCAGGTTCGAATCTTGGTAGATGGAACGCATTACCTTAAAGGTATGGCGATGTACTCGGATGACATGCCCGATGGCGTTGACATCTTGTTCAATACCAACAAGAAGAGTGGGACGCCTAAGATGGATGTCATGAAGAAGATCTCTAACGATCCCGATAATCCTTTTGGCGCCTACATCAAAGCGGATGGCCAGAGTTGGTATGATGCTCCTGATGGAACCAAGAAGCTTTCGGCTATCAATAAGCTGAAAGAAGAAGGCGACTGGGACACCATGAGTAGGAACCTTTCGTCCCAGTTCCTTTCTAAACAACCTATGCAGTTGATCAAGAAGCAATTGAATCTTACCTATGCTGATAAGCAGGCTGAGCTTGATGAGATTCTATCGCTTACGAATCCAACTGTTAAGAAGAAACTTCTTCTCGACTTCGCTGATGAATGTGACTCTGCCGCTATCCATCTGAAAGCCGCCGCGTTACCTCGTCAGGAAACTCGTGTCATTCTTCCGGTCACCAAACTCAAAGACAATGAAGTCTATGCTCCCTATCTTAATAACGGAGAGCGAGTGGTTCTGATCCGCTATCCTCATGGTGGAACCTTCGAGATCCCTGAGCTTACCGTCAACAACAAGAATCCTTCTGCAAAAAGTATCTTGGGCAATGTCCGAGATGCGATTGGTATTAACTCAAAGGTAGCAGAGCGTCTGTCTGGTGCTGACTTTGATGGCGATACTGTCACAGTCATTCCCGTAAACGATAGGGTTAGGGTTAAGACAACCAGGCGAGAAGGAACTCCATATGAAGATCTCGCTGACTTCGATCCCAAGACTCAGTATGCTGAGCGTCCTGGTATGAAGGTCATGACTAAGTCTCAGACTCAGAAAGAGATGGGGATCGTATCGAACCTTATCACTGACATGACACTCCAGGGTGCTCCTGATAGTGAGATTGTCCGAGCAGTTAAGCACAGCATGGTGGTAATCGATGCCGCTAAACACCGGCTGGACTATAAGCAGAGTGAGAGGGACAACGGGATAGCAGAGCTGAAAGAGAAGTGGCAGCCGAAGTACGACAGCGATGGGAACGTTGTTGGTGGAGGCGGCGCCCGTACTCTCATCTCTAGAAGAAAACAGACCGTAGAAGTACCAGAGAGACAGGGTAGTGGACGTATAGACCCCGATACGGGGGAAGTTACCTATAAGACCTCCGGTCGGACCTACAAGGATAAGAAGGGGAATATAGTCCCCGCCACCAATAAAGTATCCCTCATCACCTCCGTGGATGATGTTCGTAGCCTATCCTCCGGCACCCAGGCAGAGAATGCCTATGCTGATTATGCCAACAAGGTGAAGTCGTTGGCTAACCAGGCCAGGAAGCAGTATATGTCCACCAAGAAACTAGAATACTCCAGTAGCGCCGCCAAGACCTATAAGGATGAAGTCCAGTCTTTGAATGATAGCTTAGCCATCGCCCAAGCCAACGCTCCTCGTGAAAGAAGAGCACAAGCCCTTGCAAACTCTACAGTTAAGGCTAAAGTTCAGGACAATCCTGATCTTAAAGACAATAAAGAAGCCTTAAACAAGGTAAAGAAAGCCGCTATCTATGATGCAAGAGCTTCTGTAGGAGCAAGTGGTAAAGAGACAAGAGTACAGTTAACAGATAAAGAATGGGAAGCCATACAAGCCGGTGCAATAAGTGATAACAAATTAACAAGGATTCTTCGTTACACAGATCCTGATGTAATAAAGCAAAGAGCGATGCCTAGAACAACAACACAGCTTTCTAAAGCAAAGATAAACAAGATTAACAGCATGAATTCTTCTGGTTACAGCATTGCAGAAATAGCTAATTCTCTTGGCGTTTCTACATCAACTGTTTCGTCTTACATTCGTTAATTGAAAGGAGTTGAAGAATAGTTTTGGCTAAAGTTGCATTAACTACTGTAGACAATCCGTTTGATCCTTTTGAACAGTTTGATTCTTGGTATGCTTTCGACATGGACAAAGGTTATAGTTCTTGCTCGTATTTAGCTAGAATTGCTAAGACTTCTGACCAATTGAGTGATGAAGAAAACGATCAAGAAGTTGAAAGAGCAATTGATG